TGTCTTTGGTCAATTCGTATGTCATAGAACCATTTGAGTATCCACATTTCTTCCAATGTTTAAGTCTATCGTATTGTGATAAACCACCTGTCTTGGATTTACCATACAAAGATGTAGTTGTGACACTGACTAGTTTATTACCATAGCTTTCTTCCCACTGTTTCTGTATATCATCTGATAGACATAGAAGTGCAAGTAGTTTTCCACCTGTATAGTTATACCCTAGTGGTTGTAATGGTACAATTGTAGAACCAATACATGAATGATTTAAAATACCACTGTTGGTTTTGAAATCTCTTTCCCAACCGATATGATTATCACGAGGAGTCAAGTCAATGAAATCACCTGTGATACAGATAACTCCTAGATATTTTCCTGTTGGTTTATCTCTGACAACATAGTGTAGATTTCTACCGATGTTGGAAGAGTTCTTCATTGTAGATGTAAATGTTCTGATACAATTCCAGATTTCTGACCATGAACCTGCAGAGAAGTTATCGTCTCCTTCTTTTGAGGTGTATATCAATTCTGGTTCTAGTTTTTCAAAGTCTTCATATGAATTAGGCATCCATATATTACTCTTCACTTCGTTAATAAGTTTTACATGTTTCTCATTTACGAATTGTTTCTCTGAACCGAATAAAGTTCCTATCTCATGTGTAGGATATTTACGGTGTATCTCCTGATACTTCAAGTATAAAGTGTATTCTTCTACTGTCATTTGAGATACAAAAGATAAGTCTTCTGTAATTCTATCTCTCATCATAGACCTGCCTAGTGCATCAGGTTCTACATAGTTTTCTTTATACTCTTCGTATTGTTTCTGTATTAATTTATCATCAAACATTGAAATCCTGGTATTTTTCTGCACCTCGGTTTCTATCAAATACTGGTACATCATCACTGATATTTGTATCACTATCTACTAGTTCCTCTTGTGCATCTTGTTCACAATCGTATAACTTCATACGACTTCTATCGATACCAATGACGAATCTTTTGAAGACTGTTGGGTCATTGTATCTATTCTTTAATTGTTTGACTACCATTTGGTCTAACTCTTCTAATTCTTCTGAAGATATTAGTGCAAACATCATATCTGCAGTTGCAGGTAAACCAAAAGATTCTGAAGTATCTTCAAGACCAATATCAGTTGAACCATAACCACTTCTTGTAGTTTGAGTTGCACTCATAATTGGTACATCAAACTCTACTGCAAGACCTCTAAGTTCTTCTGCAATACTCTTCACTAATGTGTATGAGTTTGCACCTGAACCTGGTCTAATTCTATGTGAGGAACAAATGTTTAGATAGTCAATGAATATCATATCAGGTTTGAAATCTTTTTTGATTTCTAGTTCTTGTAATAGATGTCTAAAATGACCGACATGTGCCGATGCAGTAGGATATTCTTTAATGATAAGTCTGCCTTTTGTTTTTGCACGAATCTTATCAATCTTTTTATCATACATTTTCTTGGATAAATCAGGTAAGTCTTTCATAGGAACATTCAATACATTTGCATCTATTCTCTCTGCAATTCTTTCTTCTGACATTTCAAGGGTAATGTAGAGTATGTTCTTGTTCATCATCAAACCAGCAGATGCCATATGACACATGAATAAGGACTTACCAACACCTGTTCCTGCAAGGCAGATATTAAGTGTTTTGTTTGGAAGACCACCTTTAGTAATCTTGTTGAAGTATTCTAAGTCAAACGGAATCTTCTCTTCTTCCGTGTGATAGAATTCAAATCTTGCATCTGCATCTTCAATCTGGTCATGACCAATATGTTGGTCAAATGATACAGACAATGCATCTTTTAAAAGTTCAGGTATTTCACCAGTTGACCTTTGAGATTTCTTATCGATAACCTCAATAGAATCCATGACTGCAATATAGATTGCTCTATCTTTGCACCACTTTTCAGTCTCTTCAACGAGCCAATCCATTGGAGTTGTCTCTTTGTCAAATTGACTGATTACGGTTTTAGACATTTTCAATTCGTTCTCGTTAAGAGAAGTATTGTTATCTAAGTTTATGAGAAGTGCTTCCGTAGTAGGTGGTTTAGTATACTTTAAGAAATATTCTTGTATCTCTTTGAATACTACCTTCTCGTCACTCTCGGTGAAATACTCTGATTTTAGGAAAGGTAAAACCTTCCTAGTAAAGGGTTCATTCTGAATCAGATTCTTCAGGATTGTCTGTTCTAATCTCGCTATTGCTTCCATATTTAAACTCTGTATTAACTGCTTGTTCTAATGATTCCATAACTTCTTCAGTGAAGTATTTTTCAGGATTATTGTTAATGGTTTTACCAAATTCGGTTTTGCCATTCGGTAGTTTCACTCTTGTTGATGATTTCTCAAAGACACCATGTTTGAGTGCAAGGTCTAGTAGACCATAATACCTATCAAGACCAGTGTCGTATGATAATCTCACATCAACAACTTTGTTCTCAACAGTAAGTCTGGACTTTGCATTCTTACAGTGAATAATATTACCGATAATATCTGTTCCGTCTTTCTCTTTTCTCTTAGAGAGATAGATAATTGATGATGCAGCGTATTTAAGACCACTACCACCACCCATTTCTTTTTGTGGGAACATAGAACCAATTACATCGTAAGTATGGTTAGTGACAATCATAGGAACTTTTGCTCTACCGAGTTTTAAAGTTAACACTCTGAATGCACCTTTTACAATTTGGGCACGAGTCATATCTTTAGTCTCTTTGCCCTCTGCGGTATCTTCGATTTCTTTAGTAGTTGATAACATACCAAGTGAATCTAATACAAACATCATAGGTGGTCGTTCTGACTCATCTGTTTCTAAATATTTGTCTAAGATACTTATTGATTGAGTTCTGAACTGTTGAACAGTCACAACTGGTACAATAACGATTCTCTTTGAATCTATACCTCTTTCTTCAATCATTTCTTTTGTGATTGCAGATTCAGATTCAAAGTAGATTACTGCAGCGTCTGGATTATCTGAAAGGAATTGTTTAACCATTCCTAGTGCAAAGAAAGTTTTTCCTGTTGCTGATTCGCCTGCAATTGCAGTAATTTTGTTTTTGGGAAGTCCACCATGTAGTGAACCGGAAAGGAGTGCATTGAATATATAACTGCCTGTATCTACAAACGAGTCTACATCTCCTGCTTGAACTCCGTCAGCAACAATACCTGCGTACTCATTGCCTGTTGATTTGATTAAGTCTTTCAAAAAACTCATAATTATACACCTCTCATAATGTTTTTAATCATAACTCTATTATAGAGGTATCTATGAGATTTGTAAAGGGGTTTTTAAGATTCTTTTTTGCGGTATCTGTCGGACATGTCTTTCATGGAGTCATCAACTTTGACATGTTCTTCCATCATTGCTTTGATTTGAGATATCTGAACTTCCATGTATAAGAATCCGGCATATAATCCACCGATTAGAAACATGTAAACTAAATCTATCGCAGTGAAATCCATTAGTCGTCTAAAACAACTGTTGCATTAGCAAGTAGAACTTCTCTATTTGCCATGTGTTGTTCCTCTACTAAGTCTTTGTTTTCTCCTGTATAAGGAACTGCATGATGGTCTGTAATCATTTTCTCATTAACATTAACTCTAGTCTCTTCAGTATGAACAAATAGTTCACCTAGTATTCTTCCGAATTTACCTTTATCATGTGATATTAATGTAATTGACTCTGCTTCCTCTAATAATCCTTTAAGATGTTTTTTAGATGCCTTACCGAATTTCTTTTCAACCAAGTCTCTTGTTCTGGATTCAGGAGTATCGATGCCTAACATCCTCACTCTTTGCTTTTTATAGACCATTCCGAAACCAAGGTCGATATCTACATCTACTGTATCTCCGTCCACGACCTTTGCAATAGTCACGTTGTATTCATAAGTATTTTTCATAGTTTTATTTAGGATAATTGTGTCTTCTATGTGAAGTTTTTTCTTCCCAATCTTCTATTGCTTTTTTGATGGAGTCTTCTGCAAGGACTGAGCAGTGTAATTTGATTGCAGGCAATTCAAGGATTTCTGCAATCTCTTTATCTTTAATAAGTTTTGCTTCGTCAATCGTTTTCCCTGTAAGTAAGTCAACGAACAACGAACTCGATGCAATAGCACTTCCGCATCCGTATGTTTTGAATTTGACATCTATGATTCTCTCATTATCGTCTAATTTTAATTGAAGTTTCATTACATCACCACATGCAGGTGCACCTGTCATGCCTGTTGCAACCATTGGGTCTTTTGGGTCGAATCTGCCGACTGAATGTGCTTCTGGATTGTTCAGAACATCTTCGAATCTATCGACTACTTTTTTACTATATGCCATGGTGTTATTTATCCAAAGAAACTATCAAGACTTGCAACTGGTTCTACATTCCAGTCAATAAGATTGATAATACCTTTGAGTGGTTCAATGAATGCCTTATCAAACTGTAAGTCATAATCAACATACTTCTGTATGTCAAACTCACGAGGCAGAACCGATAAGAATGAGATAACATTCTCTTTTATTGGGTTTGGTGTTGTAAGATATGTAAAGTGGAGTTTATCTCCGTTCTTTATCAACTCATATCTTTTATCTAAGTTTAGTTTCTCTAAGTGGTGATTGTAAAGTAAGGCACCTCGGACATGTATGGGTGTACCCTTTGAGTAGATGTTTGAGTTGTCATGATACTGTTTAATGTTATTACACCCTCTTGGTGAGGCAATCTCTTCTACAGGTAGATTTCTGAATTCTTTTCTTGTTGTCTCAACAAAGTCCCACAACTCTTGTTCAGTCTTTGTCATTACAATGTTCAATGCTTCAGTAAGTTTCTTTCTTACCCATTGTGGAGTTGAAGACTTTGCAGTTTCAATTCCCATCATTTTTAATTTAGGTTCTCTGAGTCTTACACCTTCATTGTCATATACATTTAGAATATATCTTTTCTTTGCAGTCCAGATACCTCTGTCTGCAATTACTTCACGACCCATTTCCATTTTCTGTTGAAATGAATTCGTGTAATCTTTAAGGTCTTCAAATCCTTCTCTCAATGCCTTCTCAATTTCAACTTCAATCTTACATAAGAAGTCAACAACTTTACTCTTATCTTTCTGTTGTTCTGGTGTAAAGATTTGATTTACTAAATCATCAAGTGTGATATAAATTGAATCAGTATCCATTGCAACGATATAATCTTTGTCTGTTTTTAGAACTTTGTTTAGATAATCATTTGCAGTTTTCTCTGACCACTTGATTACTAATTGACCTGCAGTAGTGACTGACTCTGCAAGTTGTGGGTCAAAGAATGCAAACCACTGATTAGCAAGAACACCATATGCACTGTTCAACGAAATCTTTCTGACCTGTTGATTGTTATATGCTCTCTTGATTCTGACTTCAAGTTTTTTCTTTTCAATAGGGTCATCACATACTTGTAGTTCTTTCTGATAACCAATCATCTTCTGTTTGTATTCCTTTCTCTCATCATATAATGTTTCCATGAGTTCAGGAAGAAAACCTTGTTTGTCTCTTTTGAATTTAACACCGTTTGGTGTGACTGTTAGGTTCTGTCTTTTCAATTCAGATAAGTCAATCTTCTTGTCTAACATACCTGCAATCTTGGTGTCCATAAGACCACTCTTCACCATTTTCTCTGGTGAAATATTGAACTGCATGATTAGATGAGGATAAAGAGAGTTCAAGTCAAATGACATGACCCAATTATGACCACCTACAATGGGTTCTTTAACATATGCACCTTCAATACGATGATTCTTTCCGTCTCGTCTTAATGCCTGAGGTGGTGTTTGTATACCTTGTTTCTTCAGATGATTATAGATGATTGTTTCCCAATACTTAACCATACCGAATGTATCATTGTAATTACACTTGGCAGAATATGCCATAACGATTGTTAGTTCTAAGAATCCAAGTTTCTCTTCTAGTTCTTCAACAAGAACTGCATCTTTAACATTATATGCAAGGAACTTTGAGTAGTCTTGTTTATAAAGTGTGTGTAGATTACCATACTCTGAGTAATCAATCTTACCTGTATTAAGTTCTACTTGTGAAATGTGTTCTAGTTTGTATGACTCTTGTGTTTGTGGTGTATGTTTACGATACAAGTCTAAGTAATCTACAATACTGATACCATAAAGATTGAATGTCTGTTGTTTCTGACCAAAGTTAGACATGTATTCTCTGACATCTGACATACCCCATGGTGATAATTTCTTATGTTCATCTTGACCAAAAACTTTGTCAATTCTATTACAAAGATATGTGATGTCAAATGAATCTACATTCCAACCTGTGATAATATCAAAAGAGGACTTTCTCCAGAATTTGATGAACTCTGTTAGAAGTTGTGCCTCGTCTACACAATTATAGTAAACACAATTGGCAGGTTTTTCATCCCAAGGACCTAGACCGAAGACATGTGTATTATGACCGAAAGGTTTGATTGCAATTGCATTGACTTTCTCACCTGCAATTATTGGTTCTGGAAAACCATCTTCACATTCACACTCAATATCAAGTGTTGCAATTCTTACTTTCTTTGTGTCGTATTCGAAATCTGTTGGGAACTTATCTGAAATATAAGTGTAAACATATCTATCATAACCATGTATTTCCATACCTGCAGTTTGATGATATTTTTCTCTGAACTTTCTGGCACCACCCATTGAGTTGAGTTCTACAACTTCAAGTGGTCTGCCGTCTAGTGATTTGTAAGGTGTGTCACCTTTTCTGGAAGGAACAAAATGTTTAGGTCTGTAATCGACCTTCATTTTTACCTTTTTATTGCCTTGATAACCTGTGACTAGTATTTTGTCGCGAGTACGACATACATTTGTATAAAAATCCATACTGTTAGTATACTACAGTAGGTCTATTCTGTCAATGTGGTTTGTGGTCTATCGTTGATTAATTCGTAGCATGCCTCATACTTTTCTTTTGCAGTTGCATACCTTTCGATTTGAGTGTCAAGTGCCTGTGCAACATCTGGATGTTCACCGATACCTGCTGGGTTGTTTTTATATACATCAATATTGGCCATTGCAATATCCATTTCACCTTGATACTGACTCATCAATGCTTTTAATAAAGACTCTCTACCCATTACTTATTACCTCTCTGACCTCTTACTTGATTACCTGTTTCTACTTTGTAGTTTTGTTCTAGTTGAGGTTTTGCATCGAAAACTGATTGAACTTTATCATGTCTAATTTCAAAAACATATTCTTTTGCAAAAGGTATATAAGGTGCAAGTTGTACTTCCATTCTATTGTCGTCTAAAGAAACTAGACATTGTTGACAATCTCTTAATTCGTATTTTCCTTTCCACCACAAATTCTTAAAGAAACCAATTAAGATTTCTCCTGTATCTAATCTAAGACACTTAACTTCGTCTCTTATATTACGCACTTCTTACCATCTCCTGTAATTCAACACTTCGTCTTCCAACTTGTCTGAACCATTTAGAATCTTCCATTTCAACTGCAACTTTCTCCCAATCACAAGCAACAACACCTTTCCACATGTTATTAAACTTACTGAATCTTGTTCCACCTAAGTTGAATGTCATGTTAACTAGTACATGTTGTATGTTTTCTGGTAATGCATAGAAGTCTTCACCACCTTTTGATTCAAACAAATGAATAGTTTCATCTAAATGTTTATCAAAGTCATAGTCATAGACATCGTCTACTCTTTCTTGTGAGACTGGTGTGCCGACAGGTTGACCATGTTCATCATCACTATCTTTGATTAAGTGTCCGACACCAAAGGTTAAATAACCTAGTGAATCTTCGTAGACTTCAAGGACTTCTCCTTCATGTCTCTTAATTTCTGCCATTAATTTTTCTCTGTTCATTATTAACTCCTTGTTAAGTCGAATGATATTTCATCTTCTTCGTTTTCTCTGGCAGCTTCTGCGGCCTCAAATTCAAGATATTTAGCTTGCACTCTATTTTTTTCAGCAAACCAAGCATCTGTACCTGGTTCTTCATATTCACCAGTTATATACATGGTATCTCCGTTAGTTATTACTATCGGATATTGTATAGGTCTTTCAAATTCAGACATCTTTTTCCTCTTTTTGTATTTGTTCTTGCATAATTTCTACAAGAATGTTTCCCATAAGATTATTTAGGTCGTTATTATTTAGTAGATTATCAAGTTCTTCTCCACTATCTGGCAACCTTCTAATCGTTCTTTCAAAGTTTATGTTTGGTTTTCCGTCTTCAAATCCTACTTTACCATACTGATAGACAAGACCTTTAAAGTCTCCTTCTATAATTTCTATAGCAGCGTCCTGTTCGTGAGGATTCTCTACTACTCTAAATGTTTTACCGAATAATGTCAATGTCATCAGGATTCTCATTCCATACTTCAAGTGTATTTCGAAGTCTACCATCAGAACGGAGAGTATTGTATCTATTAGATGCTTTCTTTCTCCACCATTCTGTTAAATTATTTATTGAGTATCTATCATGGTTAGATTTCTTTATCAGTGTATCAGTTTTACCCAATATAACATCTTTAGAATTCTCATAACCTAAATCAGATACATAAAATCTTTTTCTTTCATTCAATCTTCTTGCATCATCTACTACTTCTGTAAAGGTCTTCTTATCATCTTCGTTAAGAGACTTCTTAATAATAGATATCATTTTAGATTGAACTTTCATTTTTCTACTTGATGCTTCTTCCCACACAATCGGACCACCATTCTTTTCTACAAAGAATTTCTCTAAGTCTTTAAAGTAATTGTCATTCATAAGTGGTGCAAAATTACTATCAGTTAGACCTTGACCTTTCATAAAAGGTTTTAAACCGTCATACTGTGACATACTCTTAGTTGAACCATATAGTGAGGTAGTTTCAAAGTGACATAGATTCATGTCATACTTCTCATCTATAATTTGTTTCACTTCATGTGAACAACACATCAATGCAAGTAGTTTACCACCAAGATAATTGAATCCAAATGGTTGAGTAGGAACTATAATCATTCCCATGATTGCATGTTTGTTAAATACAGGCATTGCTTCTGCACCCAACACTTCACCAAAATACCTATTTCTAGGAGCAATGTTCATCATTGGTGAACCTAGTCTTATGAAACCTACAATCTTATTTGTATTTGTTTCATAGACCATTAAAATTAATTTTCTACCAGGATTTGAGGCCTCAATTGCATGTGATGTAATAATCTCTAAGTAGTTATGAAAGATTTCGTGGTCTGCAACACCAACTCTAAAGTTCATATCTTCTGGATGCATGTTGAAGTCTGAAAAGAAATCGTCTGATAGATTAAAACCAAAAAGAGGAGTTGGCATTTCTGCCACCCTCTCTAGTTTTATTTTTCTCAAATAGTCTGCCATATTACCAAAGTTTTGATAATACTCGGTGATTTTATTAGAGGCAAACTTAGCGTCTTCCTCTGATAAGACTAAATCACATTTGAATTCAGGCATACTATAAGTTTGCTAATACATTCTCAGATGATGACACTTCATATGGGT